TCTTTTCGCCCTTTTTAGCTGTAATCATAGGTGCGTTTTTCTTCTTAGCTTCATTAGCTAAATTAATAAATGGATTAGGGTTTTTCTTTTCTGTCATTTTCTTACCTTTACTGATTCTAAGTATTCGTTTATATTTCCGTATAAACTAACCATCATAGCAACCTTGCTATCATACAAACGTATGTATGGTTTATTCTTTTTATCTGTATCTTTATTTACACCCAAGAAATAGGGGCATTTGATTTTTTTGTTTAATTCTAACATAACACTATGAATACTACCATCCACAACTAGGTTGAATGGATATTCATAATATTCTATTTCTGCTTGTCTAAATGCGAGGTCACCTACGGCGCTAAGGCGTAGTCCCCCTTCTTTTCTGATGTTCATCCACCATTTAAGCAATGCATCTTTAACTGTGATACGTGCTATATCCGGTAGCTGTGATAGTACCGCTATAGTTATAGTTTCTTTAAGAGATTGCTTATTGGTCATCTGGGTACACACGGGTACCGCTATTCATAAAAACTACTGAAAACTTATCTGTCTTAAACTGCGTGTTAAGCTTTCTGCATAAATTTCTAGCGTGTCCTGGATTTGAAAAACTTGTTTTCTTATACTTAGGAGTAGCTTCGCTATCTAAGTAATGTTGACTCTTTAAATTGATAGATTGCCCGTCATAAAACACTGCCCATATTCCAGCCGCTTCCACAATCTGGTCGCATTTATATGTAACTTTATCTACAATCTCAAGTAATAATTTGGGTTGTGTTCTGCTCATTTACCAATTTCCACCTTTTAGCACTATCTCAATAGGTTCAGTTTTGGTGCTCTGTACTTGAGTTTTCTGGTCTAACAGTAACTTAGTAATCTCATCACGCAAAGCTCTAGCCTCCTCAATAGTAAGAACCACATCCCTACGTTGACGGCCTTCAATATAAGCTATTTTATCTATAAAACTTTTAATCTGAATCATTAGATATTTATCTTAGATTTTGCTTCTGTCTCAGTTTTAAATGGTCCGTGATATGGATAACGCTGTACAAAGATGTACTTAGGACAAAAAATCGCTTCCATCTCTTGACCTTGTTGTATAGCAAACCATCCGGCTGCGTAATAACACTTGCTTTTTTGCGTTTTAGTGAATAAATGAATCTTACGTTTGATATCAAAGATTGAGTTAAAAACTTTGTTTGTTGTAGGATAAACTGCAAAGGGTAATGGTTTATCTGTGGTCTTCTTTGGTTTAGTAGATTTCTCAAATTCAATTTCTACTTTCTTCTCAATAGCTTTTGTATTATCAAAATGAGTTTTGACTCCGTTCAATTTCACTTCAAACCCTGAACCGTCAGCTATTACGTTGCCTACTTTTTCACCGTTCTCTGTTACAATCCAAAATTGATTCTTAACTACTGGCTTTGCTATTAGTGTCTTTGTCATTATATTTCCCCTGTTCTCTATATTATATAGTAATTAAAATGTCTTGTCAACCAAGATCAATCTTTAGTCAATTTACGGAAATCCACTCTCATCAAACTGGTTTGGTAATCCAAAAATTACTTTACTATGATCGGGGTTATCCCTTGCAAATGCAATAAGTGCAGTTGCTAATACGCATACCTGACGCTCGGATAAATCAATCTGATAAGCATCACTGATAGCGTGAAGGCATTCGTGCAAAATAGTATTAGTATTAGTCTCTGGTGTGTTAGTAACATTCAGCCAAATTTGCTGTAAATCACTATGACACTCACCCAAATCGTCAGGCATCTCTAGTTGAGATTTCTGTACTAACTGATAATTAACTCCGCATATTTTTACATATTCCATTTTATTCTCCTAGTTGTTCCCAAACGTATTCAGATTCTTTCATATATGCTACAGGTTGTAGCCATCCATTCTTTATAGCTTCTATAATCATAAGTTTATATTGTTTTGGACATTTGTTGCTAATTTCAAATCCAGCACGTGGCGCCATAAGAAATCCATTATGAATATGAAAGTCAGGATCATCCTGTCTTATTGTTTTAATAGTTTTTTCTGGCGTTGTGAATGTCATTCTTTAGCCCAAAAATGTTCTGTATATAGATTTTGCATTCGCTCAAAAGCCGCAAATGAAAGTTCTTGCTTGTTCAATTCAATACAGTCCTTAACAATCAACTGGGCTAACCTTTCAATCGCTGTGCGTTCATACTCACCCATCTCATCCCAACAACCACTTGCTGTTAGGCCAGCGTGATACATCAATTCTTCCATTCGTTCGTTCATAATTCTTGGTCAGCTAAGGTTGTAAAGAAGGTTTTAACTTTAGTATCATTATCCCAAGCTACAGTATAATGATTATCTTTATCAGATAATACCAATGCCTCATCATATGTAACAACACGGTGACTGATAATCTGTTCCCCGATATACTCTTGGCTGAATTCCTTTGCCTTTTCCATTGTTACTGTATCTAACGCCCACAATGTTTTGTCGTTTCCATAGTCGTCAGTGCCTACAGGTACCTCGACCATATAACGTTTACGGAAGGTATCAATAGATTCTACAAGAACCCATTGTGTTTCTTTCTTAGTTAACATAAAACTGCCATCTCCATTATCTTTCCAAATTAATGAATCACCTTCGACCCAACCCGTTTGTTCTAACATATCCGGTGGAAACTCTAAAATAAAGTCGCCGGTATCAGGATCTTCCTGTAATTCAACCGTCCACCTAGTTTTCATACTAAACTCCCTTGATAAGGACTGTTCAACCATTTTGCATATGTTTCAGCTTGTTCACTAATCTTAGTCAACTCATACTTACCACAGAACTTCATAAAGTGAATGCCAACCTGAGGGACAGTCGTAGTACGAACACCCTCTTTAATACGTGCATCAACCAAATCTTTGATTTCTTGCGGTTGTGCAGTCAAGTCAATCAGTACACGATTACGTTCATAATCATCTTTAACACGGTGCTCTTCACCATTATGGTCAACCCATCGTTGAAGCATCATATTGTTCCAATTAAAGCCTTGCTTGTTGCGATCCTCGTATGCTTCAGTCAGTCCAACTTTATTCTTTGAACCTTTCTCACGCACACCTGGGTAAGCACTAAACACATTGTCAGAACTATCACCACGCATACACTTCATAAATAGATGCCACTGTGGGTCACCTAGCAATTTGGGTTCTTTAGTTTTCTTGTCTTTAACAATCTTACCCTTGTCATCAAAATAACCGTCAAGTGTAATCAGTTGATTAGCTACTCCATTATATTGCTTCACATTTTCAGTAATTAATTGCACATAGTCAGTATCGCTTGAAATGATAAAATGCTCATCATCAGGATGCAAGTGAATGAAACGTGCGATTAAGTCATCAGCCTCAGCACGTTCGTGGCGTAGCACACTTACGTTAGTTTTCTCTTTAAGATATGTAGTGAACTTTTCATACGTATCCCAAAACATTTCGTTTTCTTCTTTTTCAGCCTCTGTCTGCGACAATGCATCTACTACCCTATTTTTCTTATAGGGCAGATACGTATCCTTACGCCAGCTACGGCCTTCTAAGCAGAATACAACGTGATCAATTCCAAACTTGCGTACAATCTGATTAGTGCTTGCTAAAGTTAAGTGAAGGGCCATGCCGATCTTTTCCCAAGTATCACTATTGCGTGAAGCAATATGTCGTGCCCGAAAGAATGTATTTGCAGTATCGATGAGTGCGTATTTTTTCATATTTGTATGGGTAATGTTAATATACGTATATTATACATCAGTTTATAATATATGTCAACTAACTTCCGTGCGGCCATTACCCAAATCACGAGTCCTAATATTCCGTAGTTCACGGTTTGTAGGATCCGCTTGCTCTTGCTCATAGACTTCTAACGCTATGTTGCGACAAACAGTTTGAAACCATCTGTCAACAATCACGGTATCAGTATCGTCTTCCTTCATCTTATAGCCTGCACGAATTAGATTCAAAATGAATTTGTCATTCCAATCTAATTCAAATGCACCGCTATGTAGATTCTCTGGATCAAGTTCTAATGCAAGAACATTGATATAAGGCTCACCTGCCATTGTTGCTTTCTCTTTATCAGTTAAGATAGGTTCACTTTTCTTTTCTTTAACCTTAGTTTCCTTAGGTTTCTTAACTTCTTCAGTCTTTGCAGGTTCTTGTTTCTTAAATAAGTTTTTTAATTTGTCAAACATTTATATCTTTCGTATAGCTTAAAGCTGGCAAGATTTTTTGCCTTCGATTCACACATCATATCAAAGTTATCAATAAATGTCAATGCCCAATCGTTTACAGCTTCGTTCCAATAGTAATCACTATGGGCACGTAATTTTTGTTTACTCAATCCTGCGCTAATCAACGCACCATGATCGGGTAACTGTGATCCGGAATGGCCGACAAGTACATCTTCACGGCTGACGGAGTAATGGAGAGTAGGGCGAACACCGCGCCAACTATCAATAACCTTTTTAACCAGATCATCATTTGGGGAAATGTATTCTCCCTCACGTATCCAATTATGGTGAATGTCCATGACCGTAGGTACGAGGTCAGATAATGATAAGCAGTCAGTAAGTCCATGTGTATATTCCTCATTCTCTAGTGTAAGTGTGTTTCTCGCTTCTGGCGACAATCTGTTGTACACATCTCTAATGCCTTGTGGGCCTCTACGTCCTGAAATATGTACGTTTACTTTGAAGTCTTGAAATGTCTTGCCATAGTCCATCATACGGACCATATCACAATGATATTCAAATTCTTCAATACTCTTATTTACTACCTCGTCACGGTCGCTAGCTAAAACAACGAATTGATCAGGGTGAAAACTTAGTCGTACATCATTAGCACGTGCTGTTTCACCGATGGGTGCAAACATCTTAGCAAGTTCGTTTTGCACATCAGTTGTTTGCCAAAAGTCTTTCCAACTAGGCTCTGTGTAAAAACTAAGCATATCGCTAGTTAGACGAACCATACGCAAACCGGGCTCTAGTGTAGCAACTTTCTTAACAAGATTGTGTGTATGTGTGATGTTACGTTTAGCAACTTCTAGTACCTTGTCTTCTGCTACACTACGTGTTTGTCGTTTTGCCCAAGCGAGTGTAGTGCCACCTGTATTCAATTCAGGTACACTAACAACTTCACCTTTACTGTTAATTTCACTAAACTTGCAGGCAAAGCCAATGCGTTTGATAGATTGATTTGTCAAAATAGATTCCGTAATAATAAGTAATATTCAGAGTATAACACAATTACGTAATATAGTCAACTATTTATGCCTACATTTTGAGCAATTGGTCAATCTTGTATGTTTGCTTCATATAGCTAGATGGGTTGTCCAAAACGCTATATTCTAAATCACCCTCACGTCTAGGTCCGTTGATGGTATCGAACTTGACATTATTTACTTTTTGGAATATGTCAATGATTTCTTTGACCGTATAACCTTTTCCGTGACCCAAATTCTCTATTTTGTTTGCTGGTTTAATGATAGCGTTCTTAATGGCATCACAGATTTCATTTACGTGAACATAGTCTCTGACACAACTACCATCTTTGGTATTGTAATCGTTACCAAATAGTGTAAACTTGCCCGTTTTAGAAGCATTGATTAAGTTATAGAACAATCCATCAACATTAGTAGGATCAATTCCGTCACTGCCTATAACATTATAGAATCTAAAAATAGTATAGTCAATACCTCTCATCTTACAATGTTGTTCTACAATTTCTTCTGCGGCTTTTTTAGATAAGCCGTATGGACTAGTCAACCCTGCGGCTGCACCTGTACTAGCAAGAATAAAATGTTTAGTCTTGACTTGATTTAATACATTGAGTGTGCCAAACGTATTAGTCTCATAGTATTGAGTTGGAAACTTAACACTCTGTCCTACATTGACTTTTGCCGCTAAGTGTACTACTGCATCAAAATCAGTTTGGAAACTTAATCTTGTAGTGATATCCATTTTAAAGAAATTAGTAATACGTACAATTTGATTTTCAATATCAACTCCGTATAACTCATAGCCCATACTCTCTAACTTCTTAGTTAGATGTGAGCCGATGTATCCTGAACATCCTGTAATTAAAACTTTTTTCATAATCCTTCAAACAGACTTAATACTGTTTCTTCCTCTACTGGTTTGTATGACGGGTCTTTACTCAAATACGTATCATTATCTGTATAATATACTGATAGGAATTTGTGCTTATTACCCAGCACACTTTCAAAATCTTCACGTGCTAAATGCTTGCGATTTAGTTCTGTAATGTAATCACTGTACTTAACTGTTTCATATGTGTTAATCTTTGCAGAATTTGTATTGCTACGTTTACCTACAAAGTTATCTAAGAACTGAACCCAACCTTCTGCTACCTCATCGTCTAACTCACACACATAATCTAATGCTTCTGCTGATTGGGTAGAACAATATATTTCTGTGATAGTCTCTCCGGCATCCTTGATGTTTACTTTGTGAAAGTATCTCTCATTAAAGTTATCACTCCAATCTTGATTGTCTAGTACTACACAAGGCATATGACCAAGACATTCTAAGAAAGCAAATGGATAGTTCTCACGCAAGCTTGGCATAAAGAATACTCCACTGCTACGAATAAAATCCACTTTCTCTTGACCAGTAATACCTGCACGAATCTCATAGTCAGTAATGCCAGCATCTGCAAAAGCCTTTTCAAACTTCTTTGCACCATTGCTATTAGTCATCACTTTACAATGTATTTTACATTCCTTCATTACACGAATATATGCTTCAGGATTCTTTCCTTCTTCCCATCGTCCAATGAATAATACACCCTTGTGAGGTCCTGAGTATGGTTCTAGTAATCCACGCTCACTCATAGGCATACGTAATAAAGCACAGTTAGTTGCACCAAACTTAGTTAATTCATCAATGTTCTTTTGACTTTGTGTACCAATAATAATATCAGTAAATTCCATATGCTTGTTATAGAAGTTGTGATATGAATCTAAGAACACATCGCTACCCTGACTGTCACGGAAGATCATACTATGTAAGTGAGTATAGAACACGACAGGGATATATTTATTGACTGTCATAGCATAGCTTGCAGTCATTGCTTCCTGTGTGTTACATACAATCATATCATAGACATTTGTTTCAAATGCTTTTAATATTGCCTTGCGGAAGTTAATAATCTTCTCAAAGTTGATTGTATCACTAAATGCAAACGTAGCAGTATGGTCGCTATATCTTAATGGTTCGTCTGGATAGACAATATTAGCACCTAATGATATAATCAGTTCGCTAAATTCATTAGTGGGTTGTTTGTCTAGTATGATATCAACCTTCCAGCCTATACGGCCGCACATCTCAGTGAAGCCTTTAGCAAAACTACCGATACCGCCGTGTGGTATAAAGTGTTGGTCACTAATCAAAAAAGCAATTCGTTTATTATATAATTTCATTTATCCTCTACAGTAGGTACATCTTGCCATTCAGTCCATTCTTTCTTTTTAGTAAAACTACCGTTTGTAGTAGTTCCACTATAGTCTGTAACTTCAAGTTGTGTTCTATATTGTAACACTTTTTCAGGTCCGTCCCAACCGTTTCGGACAAGATATCTTAATTCATACATATATTTACCTCGTTAGCTTCCATATAATATGGGTATTCTTATCGTGCCATCTATACTCAAATATAGATTCACCAGGACCAGTAATGATTCTAGTTAATCGGTATCCATACTTTAACCAAATACGTTCACCTGATATATCACATCTCTGTGGTAACCAAGCAAACTTGTATTCGGTGCCGATCATTCTTTCGTAGAAATGATCGTATGCCTGTGTTTGTGGCATTAAGTGCCCCACTCGTTCTTAAACAGTGGTACTTGTAATCTATCACTATAACGATAACCACGATTCATTGCTTCAATAGCAACATTCTTTGCGTTTAAGTTGTACAATGATTCCACACCACCGCAAGGCATAAAGTATACAGGGCCTCTGAATCCA